GCTCGGACGTCTCCTACCAACTGCTCCGTCGGTCGAGCCGGCCCTACCTCGACACGTACTTCCGGATCCTGCTGACAGCCTGGGGCGTGGTGACTGACGCCGCGTTCGTCACCGAGCTCGAATCGGGCACCGTCACCTCCGACTTCGCCGAGGCGCTTTCGGGCGTCGACGCCACCGAGCTGAAGAACCTCGTCATCGACGCCAGCCTCGCGGTCGAGACCGCGACCGGCACGCCGGCCGAGTTCGTGCTCGCCTCGACGACCGCCTTCACCCAGTTCGCGAAGCTCCTGACGCCGATCACGTCGCTCGCCAACACCGGACTCGGTACGACCGACATCCGGCAGCTCGAGGTCAACGTCGGTAACCTGCGGCTCATCCACGTCCCGTCGATCACGGCGGGCAAGCTCATCGTCAGCAACCGCTCAGCCGCGGCCTGGTACGAGGACGGGCCCTTCCAGGCGCAGGAGGAGGACGTCGCCCACCTCGGGCGCAACGTCGCCATCTGGTCGATGGGCGCCGGCGCCCGGTTCATCCCGGCCGGCATCATCGAGATGTACGACGTGGTTCCGTGACGACGTTGAAGATCCGGGACGGTCACGCCGAGGACGTCGCCCGCGGCCTCGACCCGGCGCCGACATGGACGGCGGCGGCGAAGCTCCGGACGAGTGCCGACGACCCGGTCCTCCACGAGGAGGTCAAGGGCCCCGAGCCGAAGCCGCCGGCCCAGCCGCGGACGACCGAGAAGCCGCCGGCCAGCGCGAAGGCGGCCAAGAAGTAGTGCCGTACGTCACCGGCGCAGCGATCCTGGCCCACGTCGGGAAGACCTCGCCCACGGCGGGAGACACTGCCTGGGCGGCGAGCTGCGCCGACGCCATCGAGGCGGGCATCGCCGCGCGTCTCGATGGCGAGACCCCGTCGGCCGGCGGCGTCGACGAGTTGGAAGTCGCCGCGCTGACCGACGGGGCCGCCCTGTTCAATAGCCGCGCCGCGCCGCACGGCATCCTCTCGGTCGGGCCCGATGGCGATGCCGTGCGTCTCGGCGCGGACAGCCTGCGCGCGGTCCACAAGGTCATCGTCCGGGTGCACGGCACCGCGGGCTACGGCATCGCATGACCACGCTCGCCGAGGCGCGCGACGAGCTGGTGACCGCCGTCGGGGCGGTCGGCGCCCCGGTCGACCCGCCGGCCTGCTACGTGTTCTCCAACGGCTCGGACCTGACGCCGCTCGGCGGCTCGGGCACCGAATGGTCCTTCCGGGTCACCTGCGCGGTCGGCTATCCGGGCGACGACGCCGACGCCTCGGCGGCGCTCGGCGACCTCGTGGCCGAGAAGCTGGCCGTCCTGTGGGCGCTCGGCGGCTGGCGCGTCGCGGGCGTCGGCTCCGACGGCGTCCGCCAGATCGCCGGCGGCGACCAGCTCACCGCCGACATCTCCGTCACGACCGCAGTCCACCTGTAGGAGGGCCCCGATGGCAGCCGTACCCCAGATCCCCAAGATCGTCCACTTCACCCTGGGCTCGACCCCTGTCGACTTCAGCGACGACATCACCGCGGCGCGCGTCGTGTCGGAGCCGGGTGCCGTCCAGAAGGTCGTCACCCTCGACGGCGTCACCCACCAGGACGCCGAGCCCGAATCGTGGTCGCTCGAGCTCACCTGCGTGCAGGACTGGGACAGCTCCCGCCCGGGGCTCGCCTACTACCTGTTCAACAACAAGAACACCCAGGTCCCGTTCGCGTTCAATGCCCATCCGGGCGGCACCGCGACGGGCGACGTCGACATGCCGCCGATCTCGGGCACCGTGACGCTCGTGCCGATCAGCTACGGCGGCGAGGCCAACGTGTTCAGCACCTCGACCGTCACCCTGCCGATCAACGGGACGCCCGTCCTCGACATCGCGCCCTGACATGGCCGCGGTCGGGCAGCCCGACGTCATCAAGGTCGAAGGGCTCAAGGAGCTGTCGCGCGCCCTCAAGCGGATGGAAGGGAACGTGCAGGACCTGACCGCCGTCAACCGTGACGCGGCGGGGCTCGTCGCCAGCCGCGCCATGTCCCGGGCACCCGTCCGCTCGGGCAGGCTGAAGAAGAGCATCAGGGCGGGTGCCAGCAAGAGCCGCGGCTACGTCGCCGCCGGCCGCAAGCTCGTGCCCTACGCGGGGCCGATCCACTTCGGCTGGCACCGCCGCCACATCGTGCCCAATCCGTTCATCTACGAGGCGCTCGACGAACGCCACGATGAGGTCGTCGCGAAGTACGAGAAGGAGATCGGCGACCTGGTCCGCCGGGTCGGCCGCGAGACGCCATGACGGAGGAGAACCCCCTGTGGCTCGATATCGACAGCCTGACGCTCGGCGAGATGATGGCCGCCGAGGAAGCGTCGGGCAGCGACATCACCCAGCTGCTGGGCCGGACGGCCCACCGCCGGGTCCTGGCTCTGTTCGTCCATCGATTGCGGAGCTCCGGGCAGCCGCCGAAATGGAACGAGCTCGCGAGCCTACGCCTACGCGACGCCGCGCTCTCGCGCTCGGCTACCTCACCGGATGGGGATTCGAAGGAGTGAAGGGGCTCCGACTGGGCGACATCGAATACCTGATCCGAGGGATCCGCGATGGCCACTGGCGATAGCGTCATCCGGGTCTCGATCATCGGCGACGCGAAGAAGCTGACCGGCGCCCTGAAGGAAGCCGACAAGTCGACCGGCGGCCTGCTGAAGTCGACGGCCAAGCTCGCCGCCGGGGGCTTCCTCGCCTTCCAGGGGGTGGGCCAGGCATTCGACTTCCTGAAGACCTCGACCGAAGAGGCCGACCGCCTGGGCGACGCGATGGACCGGCTGCGCCTGCAGGTCGGCCCAGAGTTCACAGGGCAACTGGAGAAGACCGCCGGCGCCTTCACCAAGATCGGCGCGTCGAGCCAGGACATGCTCGAACTCGAGGCGATCTTCGCCGACTTCGGCACGACGGCCGGCATCACCGACGCCAAGATCGCGGGCACCGCCGAGAGTGTCGCCGCGCTGGCCACGGCGCTGACCCTGTCCGACGATTCGGGCCGCGACGCGAACGCGATGCTGGACCTGATCACCAAGGCGGCCGGCGGCTCGGCGAAGGCGGCCAAGGAACTCGGCGTGACCCTTCTCGACAATGTCGACGCCTCGACCCAGCTCGACAACATCATGGCCCAGCTCAAGCCGAAGCTCGACGAGGCGACGACGGGCACGGGCGACCTGGAGCAGAGCCAACGCGAGCTGCAGGCCAGGACCGAGGATCTGTCGGCGAAGCTCGGCGAGAAGCTGGCGCCTGCCCTCGACACCGTGCTCGGCTTCATCCTCGACGAGATCGACGCCATCCCGAAGGCCATCGCCGGGTTCGGGATGCTCGACGACGCCATCGGCCGGTTCGGCGACCAGAGCCTCGGCGGCCTGGTCAAGGTCAGCGACCTGCTCGGCACCATCATCGGCGCCCTGCCCGGGGTCAACAGCCTCGTCGGGGCGGGCCAGATCGCGGGCAGGAACGCGCCCTCGTCGCGACCGCCCGAGCACCACACGACGAACAACACGAACGACCGCAACACGCGCAACGGCGTCAAGGTCGTCGGCGACCGCGTCGGCGGGCCATGACCTACCAGTCCGAGGTCCTGGCCGACAGCCCCGACTGGTACCTGCGCTTCGCGGAGCCGTCGGGCGCGTTCGCCGATGCGTCGGGCAACGGCGTCACGGTCACCGAGACGGGCAGCGTCACCCGCGGCGTCGCGGGCCCGGTGGACGACGCCATCACGGTCGACGCGTCCGACAAGCTGACCCTGGGCTACGCCGCGGTCGCCCTGTCGGCCGAGACGATCGAGTGCTGGTTCAGGACCACCACTACCGGCGCGATCGTCTTCGAGCAGAACCGCGGCGGCAGCGGCGGTGTCGGCGTGTGTCTCCAACTGGGGATCGGCCCGTTCGGCTCGGCCAGTGGCGTGGCAGGCCACGTCGGCGCCTACTTCAACGCGACCTCGTTCTGGCAGGGCATCCACACGACGACGGCCTACAACGACGGCGCCTGGCACCACGTCGTGGCGACCTGGTCGGGCACGGTCGTCGCGGCCGGCATCACG